GGTGAAGATGTTCCTTTCGTTCGTATCTTTGATCATGGTTTCCAGGGTCCGGGCGGATGGTATATCGAGAACTCGCTGACCACTCTTGGTAAGAGCGATCCAGTTTCTGAGTATAATTCTAAGCTCTGGAACTCTGGTATTGAGGCTAACAAGGAAATTGCTCGTAAGCAGAAGCGTCGCCTTCACTTCATCAGCAATATTCAGGTTATCAGCGATCCAGGCAATCCTGCTAACGAGGGTAAGGTTTTCCTCTACAAGTATGGTAAGAAGATCTTTGACAAGCTAAAGGAGGCAATGGAGCCTCAGTTTGCTGACGAGGAAGCAATCAACCCGTTCGATCTTTGGGCGGGTGCTCCATTCAAGCTGAAGATCCGTCAGGTTGAAGGTTATCGTAACTATGATAAGTCAGAGTTTGGTAAGTCAGAGGCTCTGTCTGATGACGATAAGGTTCTAGAGCAGATCTGGAAGAGCGAACATTCTCTTCAGGAATTCCTAGACCCCAAGAACTTCAAGTCCGAAGAGGAGCTACGTGCTCGTCTAGCAAAGGTTCTTGCCGAGGATGCTCCTGCAACGAAGCGTAAGGCAGCTGAGAATACTGAAGTTCCATGGCAGGATGAAGAAACTGCTCCGACTTTTAAGGCGACTCATGCGCCGAAGTATTCTAGCGATGACGAAGATGACGATGAGTCATTGGAGTTTTTCAAGAAACTCGCTAACGACTAAAATGAAGAGGGAGCCAAAAGGCTCCCTTTTTTATTATCCTCTAGACATTCTAGGTTTAAACAAATTCATTTCTTCGTAATGATTGCCACCAAGCATACCAGCCCAATCTGGCCACTCAATATCTCCTGGCATATTATAAGCAAATCCAGCTTGATTTGAATTATGCATTCTATTTGGTTCTGCATTGACTTGTGGGGTGTGCGAAGAAACTTGAGCTTCTTGAACTGTTTGTTCAGTAGCTTGCGAAGTAACTGCAGCTTGGTTTAATGCTTGTGCGTTCAATGCTGGCATCGATGGTGTTGATACTAATTCTGATTGTATAGTTGAGGCAATCATTGGTAGTAACATTCCTGCAATACCACCAATTCCTCCACCCATCATTCCTGGTATCATACCCATCATTTGACCCATCATATTTGCGCCAGCTGGTGGGGCTGCAATTCCGGGAGATATAGGCGCTTGTGCTACTGGTTCAGCCGCCATAGGTGTAGCTGCAGGCGGAGCAGTAGATGCAGTAGATCCAGCGGCTGGAGTTGCTCCTTGCATCGCTCTTTGTTCTGGCGAACCTGCTATTTGATATGTGTCTGGAACAGACTGCGCCCCACCTTTTGGAATTTCAGCATGTAGATGATTATTATGACCAGCAGCTGCATATGGTCCGCTTTCTCTCCAATAAACTTTATATCCTAGTCTAGTCAATTGTTCGGCTAGTTGATCAAACTTGGCTCCCATAACAGGATCCTTTGCTTCAACGTTACCTTCACCAAAATTGATATCAATTGCTCTGCCTTCATAATGCGCTTTACCTTTATGAACAGGTTTAACGCCGCCGAACTGCGGATGTTCAGAGATACGCATTCCCATTTTTTCTAGAGCATGACCAAGAGCAACAACATCACCAGAAGGTAATGAAGCACTTACTTGTTCTCCATGGCCATGTCCTTCATGAGCAACACCGCTAATTGGTCCATGTCCGCCTTCTTTACCTATTTGTTCAACTCTTGACGAAGTAGCAGAAGGAATTACTTCAGGAGTTGATACTGGGGTTGCTGAAGGAGTTGTAGGCGCAGCAGCTGGAGTAGTTGGAGTTGTAGGAACTTGAGTTGCTGCTGCAGTCATGGCAGCTTGTCCGCCATGTTTAGAAAAATCTTTTAACCATTTTGCTTGATATGATTCTGCAGTAACACCAGGATTAGCTGCCTGCTGTTTAGCTGACATACGACCTTGTAGATTACCAGTGAACCATTCTAAAGGAACTTTAGAAACATCTCCGCCTGCACGTTTTAGGATATCAGCGACATAAGCATCAGCAACTTTATCTTGAATTTCTGGAGGAGCATCTTTTGCTCTAGCATAATTTGTTCCTACACCAGATTTTCTTTGCCAGGTTTGCCAAGTCTCATCGATGAATTGGTATGCGCCACTAGCAGAACTTGTTTTTGCTTGCGCTTGATAATTGTTACTAGATTCTCTTTCTTTAATCGTATCAAGAATTGGTTTGTTTGGACCGCTGAAAGGTATTGCTTGACTCATACCACCACCAAGGCCACCTAATGCTGCCATACCACCACCAGCTACAGCAGCTCCAACTCCCATTAATGCTAGTTGCTTAGCAAAATCTGTGCTTAGATTGGAAATACTTCCCAACAACCCACTGCTGGTATTATTCATAATGTTACGGTTTAAAGATTCAATGTCACCGCTGAGAATACGAGTGTTTTTGGTAACATTGCTCATCTCGGTGCGCATAGAATTTTGTATTTCTAAAGACTCTCTGAATAGAGAATTTAGACTGTCAATTTTGTTACCAGTTTGCTGAGACTCAGAAACCATTTCCTCAAGCACATTATGAAGATCTGCGATATCTTCTCTCTGTGCTTTGAAGGTTGTAGAAATATCTTTGACTATTCTGCTGAGATTAGCGTTGCTGGTATTGGCTGCTTGACGGAATTCGCCTGCAGTTTCAACTCCAGCATTTCTAATGCTTCTAGATATTACCGCTAATTCTTCTGCTTCTATGGCCATTTGTTATCCGCTGCTTTTCTTTTTAGCTTCTTCTACTTCTTTTAAGTAGTTGACGAGCATTTGAACGTATATATCTCTTTCAAAGGGTATCATAGATTCTATTTCACTAATTGAATATTTATGGTGCTGAGCCAAAGAGAATATAGTAGCAAAATAATTAGATAATGTACTATGACTCAGCGCCACGTAAAAAAATCGTTTAACGAAGACAATACAATTTCACGATCGTTCCCAAGTTCATTTTGATAGATTATCTTGTATTCCATTCTAGGAACATTCAACAGGAAGTTCTGGACCTGTTCAAAGGTCTTGATATTCAGGTTTTCCAGGAACTCATTCAGTTCTTCCCTCTTATAATCTTTGCATTCATAAATCTGATCTTCAAAATAAATGGAATCAATACATCTAATGATAAGCTCAAACATATAATCTTTTTCTAGATTCAAGAAATCAGTATCATCATATAGCGACGCCGAAGGGTATTTCATTATAATACCTGACTGTGGCGTTATTTTTATCTTGTTATCCAACTTCTTTGGATAATTGACCTTAACTTCGTCTAGATTGATGTCAAAGTCGTAAACCTTCTTATCCTCTGAATCTCTATAAGAAACTTTAACCACGTTGTCTACAGAAACCGAGCGAAGTTTTAAAAAGATAAACTCAATGTCAAATAAAGCTAGTTTACCGACATCTAATTTTGGGTCAACAGAACAGTTATTAACTACCTGTTTAATAGCAGAAAGGATATCAGCTTGATTATCGCTTTCCTTTGCCATTAATAATAACTTTTCTTCTTTGACCAAAAAGGGTCTAAACTGATAGTCCTTTTTCAAAGAAGGAACATTTATCTTATATACAGGGTAGTCAATTTTCGGTAATGACATTAATATACTCCATCATTAATTTGTTATAGTGTCTCTCGCAGTTCCTGTTCTTAGATTGGTTCTTTGTTGAGAGTTGGTTGCTTGCACGGTAGAATTTTCTATAGTGTATTCAGTGTAAGCAATTGAAACGTTGATTTTCATAAGATTCGAATCGCCCCAAGAAAGAGGAAACTCTCTAATAGCTGTCGGAAAGGCGTCAAATAGATTAATCTTTTGGACTATATTGCCATAATGATCATATATGAAAATACACATGGTTGTTGCATAATTTTCTTTGTATTCTGCAGTATAGTTCGGGGCGGTATTGTTTGTTGATGATCCATTAAATTGGAAAATTGCTCTGGTCCACTGATACCAATATTGCCAGAATTCGCAATAATGATCGCCTAGCATTGATAAACTTACTTCTTGGAATTGGGCGTTTATTGGCATTTTCTGAGTTGGGCCAATACCGAAACGGTTTATGTCAGCCGTCATAATAGAAATACCAGGAGCTCTAACCTGGTCTATTCTAAACTCCATATTTTTGGCGATTTTATATATCGCTGTTGGTGTGCCTTGGTTACTAAGAACAGCGTTAGACAAAATTCTTGGGGTCTGTATCAGAACAGAAAATGAGTTATTATCTAGATAACCAAAGTCCCTTAAATTCGTTTGATAAGCGTTTATGTTAAATGGCATTTTTCGTCCTAGTAAGGTGGTGAACCAGCGTATCTTTTGTTACTGTTAACTTTCCATCTTTGAAGCGGTAACACAGCAGCCTTTTCCCAATCTGAAGGATCAACTTCATGGAAAGAACTTCTAACGTGCGAAAAAAGGTATCTTTTCACGCAGCCCTCAACGCCCTTTAATTGGTTTGAATAACCTCTTAGATATTCATAAGAGATACTCAACCTTTTATTCTTGTTGTATTTATTTTCATCTGTCAAATCGATAAGAGAATTCAAAATCTTAATTCTACCCAACGGAGGCAGATAATGTAGGTTTATGCCTAGGAACCCATTCAGATACATTTCAACGGGCATAGTCAAAGGGAACATATCATAGAAAGGTAAAGTGTCTTTGTATTTTGGGTCATACATATAAAGAAACATACCGCCAATAAAAGGCATAGAGGACTTTTTAAAGATCTTATTAGGATCGCCTTTTGTTTTATTGGCCTTCAAATCTTCAACAGAAGCCGAAAACCAATCTTGAGCCGTTGTTGATTTATCAGCTATCGCCCTAGAGCTGGCTTTGATAAGACTATTAAAAGTGTTTGGCATTAAAACATAAGTCCTAGTTCTTTTTCGGTTATAATCACAAATTCATAACCACGATCTTTACAGAATTCTCTTGCAGCTTTCCACTTAGCAGAATTTACACCCCAAGTCATAACCTCGTTCAAATACTTTCTAGACTTTTTTTTGGCCTCGGTAATTGTCGGCGGTAAAGTCTGAGCATAAGGTTTGATTTCAACCACTATGGTTTTAGAGCCTTCTTTAGTTTTTCTCCTTACCACAAAATCAGGGTAATATCTATGAATCCGATTGTCCACCGGAGACCTGTAAGGAATTATAGTTTCCTCGCTTTGCCACCATACGACATCTGGGTCTTTGTCTAATCTTGCCATATAGACAAATTCCCATCTACTTCTATAGACAATATTTGAAGTATCACCTTTGTATTTATTGGGGTTTAGTGGTTTAAAATAACCTTTAGTTGTCGCCATCTTGTTTCAGTTTAATAAATAAGGTAAAGTAATATTTATTACAAGATTAAGGGATACTATGGCTCTTACACAGAACTTTCCGCAACCGCCCGGAAGATTTAACAGACAATCAAAAACTTTCCCTGAGGACTTGATTCAGTCTAATAGAGGGTTTTATACTAACATCAGCTTGGTGAATTATGAATACAGTTTGGTGTCAAGCGGTTTAGGAGCTATATCATATGGTGGTGGGTTCAAGCTGCCAATTCCAAGAAGATTAAACGATAATGAAGTTATCTTGTGGGAAGAGTGGAGTGCCACTAATGAAGTTGGCGGAATAGCTTCACAAGCTGCCGCACAATACTTAGGTAATTTTGGTAGCGCCTTGCTTTCAGGTTTGAGCCTAGGAATGAAAGGCGGAGAAATAGCATCAGGTAGTGTTGTCAATCCTTTCATGTTTATGATGTTCAAAAGACCCGGATTTAAAGAATTTACATTAAGTTGGACTTTGGCTCCAAATACAGAAAGCGAATCAGAGACTTTATTGAGTATAATAAAAGAATGTAAGGCAGCTGCCTTACCTAGCACCACTGGAATTTGGGGGTTACAGAAATACCCTAAGATTGCTTTGGTGTCATTTAAGCCAGAGAAATATCTATTCAAACTGAAGCCATGTGCCATCATATCAGTTCAAGTTGATTATAATGGCTCTGGAACTCCATCTTTCTTTAGAAGTGGTGCACCAACAGTAATCAACCTTACATTGCAGTTGAAAGAAATTCAGCTCTGGACTTCAGAAGAAATAACCTAAAGAGTAAGACATGCCACAAAGATATTTCGACAAATTCCCTGTTATAACCTATGCTAATAATCAAGCCATAGATATCACTAGGCGTGTTACTGTTTTGGATAAGATTGAAACAATTCCATTTGTTTATTATCCTTATGAAATTACTGACAACGAAAGAGCCGATCAGCTAAGTGCTAGATATTATGACGATCAATACAAAAGTTGGATCCTTTATATTGTAAACAAAATCATTGACCCATATTATGAATGGTATTTACACGAAAGAGAAATGGTCGATTTCTTAGACAAGAAATATGGTTCTTATTATAACGCTCAATCTAAAATTAAACATTATGTTAATAATTGGGTAGACGGAGATCAGCTGACAATTGGTGGTTATAATGCATTGACTCCTGGTATGCAAAGATATTGGGAGCCTGTATTTGGTTCTAACGGAAGAACCATGTCATACAAGAGAAAACAGATTGATTGGAAAACTAATACCAACAAAATTGTTCAGTACACCGTCAGTAATACTTCTTTCATAAAAGATGAAATTTGTTACATAAATTTCAGTAATGAGAATTATGGAAGAGGACAGGTGTTGTCAGTTTCTAATAATAAAGTTTCTATTTGTCATGTTAGCGGAGTATATAAAAACAGTGCAACAGTTTCTATAACTTCTAACAGTTATATCTATGGCTCTGAGAGTTCGGTAAACACTGTGTTTACATCTTCAAATGTAGTTTCTTCCAATATACCAGTAGAAGAAGAGGCATATTGGAAAGCTGTTACTTACTTAGAATTTGAAGAAGATAAGAACGAATTTAATAAAACCATCAGAGTTCTTGATAACAGATTGAAGCAAGTAGCAGTTGATAACCTAACAGATTTATTGAAGGAATAAAATGGCTGCAGGTGATATAAAAATATCCAACGTAAAAGTTGGTAATATGGATCTAACCAAGGACAAGAAAGTTTCATTGGTTGGTTTCAACGTATATGAAGATATATTGAATCCTTACGGACCAGTTGGTGAAGTAAGAGTTATTGATGCTTCTGATGCATTAGGCCAAAACAGAATTAATGGTTCATATGATCAAGATGTCGAGATAAGATTTTCTGGAGATGATAACATTTTTAGTTCTGGTGGCGGTGGTAACTTCAAATTTAAAATGTTCCAGAATAAAAATCTAAACGATGAATCTTTTAATAACACTGGGTCTGGTCACAATAAACAATACGACATAAGATGTGTTTCTCCTGAGTTTCTAAACGCTCAGGGTAATCATATTGAAAAGAGCTTTAAAGGTAAAACCAGTGAAGTAGTCGAGCATATCCTCAAAGAAGGGTTTAAGACTAAAAGAAAAATAGATAAAGCTGACACCAAAGGAAATCGCAGAATTGTTATTCCTAGAATGCATCCTCTAGATGCATTGAAGAAAATGAATACAGAGCACGTTTCTGAAAAATATGAATCTTCAACTTTTGCTTTATTCCAACAAGGGGACAGCGGGGGCGAACACAAATATGTGTTTAAGACTTTTGAAGAATTGTTTGAACAGTCACCTGTAGTTAAATTAAGACAAACTACCAATTTAAATTTTTCTAGAGCAAATCAGCAAGACAGACAAAATTCTATCATGTGGTTTAAACCCTCTAAGAATTTCGATGCTGGACCAAGGGCTTTAGATAAAACAGAAGAATATGCTGTTGACTTGACCAGTCATAAGGTTATTGCTACAAACACAAAAAAACAAAACAAGTTTAAGTTCGCAGACAGTCAAGGAGTTTATGACCAGTCTCCCTCGTATGCTAATTCAGTGCCTGTTAGATATATACATGATAAAGCTAACAACAAAGACAAGCACACAACTTCAGAGGCTAAAACTAAAAGGGCTGCATTTCTTGCTCATCTAGCGCAAAATTCAGCAGAATTAGAAGTATATTATAATCCTAAAATTACTCTGGGTTCTATGATTGAGCTTGACATCCCAAAGAAATCAAACAGTGATTGGGAAGAAGGTGAATCACAATTCAATGGAAAATGTTTGGTGGTTGCTATAAGAACAAAATATAGAGTTGCAGCGGAACCACCAAATTGCACAATGATTCTTAGAGTTGTTAAGGCTTCATATAAACGTGGCGGTGGAGGTCAAGGATAATGTTTTATATTGCCGAAGTAAGAAATTTTGAAGACGATCCGACTAAATCCGGAAGAGTTAGAGTAAGATTGTATAATGAACATAATGATGAACAATCAATTAAAGACGAAGAACTTCCATGGGCGATGGTCGTTCAACCAGTAACATCAGCAGCGACATCAAGAATTGGTGTTTCGCCTTCTGGTCTTAAAGTTGGTTCTAGGGTATTAGTTACATATTTACCTCATGATACTGCTATGCAATATCCTATTGTTATAGGTTCATTGGCACGTGGTGATATGCCAGAAGGTCATGATGATAGTAATGGTGGTGTTGGACAACAATCTCAAGAAGCTCAGAAAAATTCTGGCGGTAAAATAAGAAAACCTGGTATTGATAATCCTGCTTGGACAAGGAAAAGTAGCTAATGGCAGAAAAGGCTTTTGATAACAACAATAAAACTGTTAGTCCAAATCATCAGACATTAGGTGGTAAGAAACCTAAAATTAATGCTGAAGTAAAATATGCAGATTCGCCAGCAGTAAAACCAGATGATTCTAAGTCATTGTCAGACGCAAGAGATAAGTTTGCACCAAACGCAGATAAGCCAACTTCTGCATCGGCTGAAAAGGGTCAAACCGATTTACCACAGTTGATGAAACAAATTGACCCTGAAGGTAAGGCTCAAGTGCTACCGCAGATGTATCAACAATTGATGCAGATGACAAATATCCTTGGTATGGGTAGCGGAATGATGGGCGGTATGGGTTCAGGCGGTTCTGGGCAAAATACTCCAGAAGGTATTATGGGTAGTCCTGATCCTATACCTGCCGGTATTACAACTGTTATTAATGATTCGTTTACTGGCGCTTTGGCTTTATTATCGTTGAAATATGGGTTTGAAAGAGTAATAGAAGTTTTCACAACCCTTTTGGATAACGGTGGTATTGACGAAGTTGATGATAGATTTCAGGAAATTGTTAAGAATTCTATAGCCAATCTAATTAAGGTTGCATTATATTATGGACCATTGAATATTCCTGTATCGGTATATGATGAAACAATTTATGGCGATATTGTTCCAAGTCCATTAGTAACAACAAGTAATGTCCCTGATGGTTATGTTAAGCAATACTATCAAATTTCTGCTGATCCATATCCAGGTTATATAGAATGGCTTTCTCCGGACAAAACCGAAAAGGTCTATACTAGAAGAGAACCCGGATCTTTTGTTTACACAACACCAAACGAAGAAACTTATTCTTTGTCTGAGTTGGAAATTGCTACAGATCTAAAACCATATATTTGGATACAAACCCCACAACCAATTTTGACCATAGAAATATTAAATTACATATTAGCTAAACAAGTTGTAAACGTTGAAGATAATATGACAAACAATAATATGGGAAATAATGCAAATCAAAATAATAGTAGTGGTAGTAATATGGGAGGTCAGTTACAGTCTCTTATGCAAATGTTACTCTCACAACAGCTACCAAAATCTGTATTAAATCAAGGTGACATACAAAAAACAATGAATCAATATACCAAAGATATGACATTCAACAATCAATTGTTTGAAATGGGTAATCAAGCCATGGGCGGCGGCATGGGTGGAGCTTTAGGATCTCTTGGTAATATGGGCGGTATATCAAATATCATGAGTGGCTTTGGTTCTGGTGGCGGTGGTATTGGAGGAGTGCTTGGTAATCTTGGTGGAGGAAACTTACTAGGTAGTTTTGGCGGATTCGGTGGAGGATCTGGTGGTGGCGGAGGAGGCGCTGGTAGCGGATTCCCAGGAGCTTCTGGTGGTGGTTATTATTCTGGTGGTGGAGTTACTGATACAGGTAAGAAAAATATTGCTCAGATGTTAACATTGTTAGGTGTAAGTTAATGGTAGATCATAACAAAAAAGTCCCAAAGTCAGCATTAGATGAAAATGAAATACAACCAAAATATGGTTACGTTCATGGAGAGTGGGATGCTCTTGGAGGTCATCATCTAACTTATCGTAATCCAGACGAACATGAAAAATCATATTCTGAATCATTAACGCCAAGCGGCAGTTATCAAATAACGCATCATGATCAGAAGAAAAAAGAAATACATACATCAGTAAACCCTGGAGAACATAGAGGTTATGTTGGAGGTGGTAAATCAGTTCAGGTTGATGGTCACTTTGATCATAATGGTGAAAAAACTGGTAGAATGGAACATGGTGACGATTATGGAATGTCTACTGGTAAAAACTATTATAGAGGAACTGGTAAAAAAGAATTTAAAATGTCTGGGGATTCCAGATACAACGGCGTTCAGCAAGGTTCTGCTCCTGTTCATTGTAACGTTGATGCAGGAACTAATCGCCATAGAGTAAAGGGCGATAGATTCAACGCCACTGAAGGCGATTATGTTTCTATGGGTGAAAAGAAAAAGATCGAAGTATTCCAAAAAGATGTTTCGATGTATGCAGGTTCTAATTATGACAATTTTATCAAAGAAAAAGGTAAAATAGAAACAGGAAGCACTATGATGGTGCAGACGGGTTCAACAGCTACCATCAATTCTGCTTCAGATGCTAACGTCAAAGCAGCAACTGATATTACAATAGATGCTGGATCTAAGGTAACTATAAAGGTTGGTGGTTCTAGTATTGTCATAGAAAGCGGCACCATAACAATTAAATCTGCATCTATTAAGTTTGAGCAAGGTTAAATAGTATATGCAAGCACATAGACAAGATGACCAAAGATCTTGTGGGGCTACTACAGTGGTTAGTGGTCAAAGTTTCGTCACTATTGATAACAAATTATGGGCAGTAGAAAACGACCAAAACACTCATGGGGCGGGTGGGTTAATCGCCAGTAAATCTTACATTACGATAGACGGCAAAAAGATAATAGTTGTGACTGATAGCGCCAATCCAGATAATTTATGTCCATCGGCTGGAGGAGAACACTGTAATCCAAAGGCTTCATCCGGAAGCAGCTTAGTAGACGTAGGATAAAAATGGCATTAACAAGAGCAGACACCTTTACAGGTTCAAAAAAACAAATTGAATATTTTTCAGATTTTATGACAAGTTTTGCAAAAACACCAGTAGGCAATCAGTTAGCAAGAGTTACTAACGAGCATGCTGTTATGCAATCTCTGAAAAATCTTATACGAACTAATCTAGGCGAAAGACTGTTTCAGCCTACAGTTGGTTCGGATGTAATGGCAACTTTATTTGAACTTAATACCGATGAAGCCAGAGATTCTCTAGAACTTTTTATTAATAATACTGTCGAGAACAATGAACCTAGAGTTAATCTTTTACAAACTATTGTAAATACTGATAACATTAATGAAAACCAAATAGAAATAACATTAATTTATAATCTAATAAATAATCCAACAGAGTTAACTCTTAACTTAGTACTAAAAAGAGTCCGATAAATGGCAAATAGTTCACTTAATCTATCGTCTTTAGACTTCGATACTCTTAAGAGTAATTTTAAAGAATTCCTTAAGACACAATCAGCATTCAAAGATTATAATTTTGACGGTTCAAACATCAACGTTCTACTTGATGTTATGTCATATAATTCATTCTTGAATTCATTCTATTTGAATATGGTTGCATCTGAGATGTTTTTGGACTCCGCTCAGAAAATCGATTCTGTTATTTCACACGCCAAAGAACTGAACTATATTCCAAGAAGCGCCCATTGCGCCGTTGCTAATATCACATTCACTGTAGAAACCACTGGTCTAACATCAAACAAATTAACTCTACCAAAAGGCACTAGATTTACTGGGTATAATTCCAATGGATCATATACCTTTGTTACCGATCTTTCACAGACATTTGTTTCTTCGAATAACACATATTTGGTTGATAACATCCAAGTAAACGAAGGAACATACTTCTCAGATTCTTTTGTGGTAGATTATGATATAGAAAATCAAAAATTTACATTATCTAATGAAAATGTTGATACATCAAGTCTATCAGTTTATGTTGCTGAAAACGGTTCTAATACAGAATATACCTACGCTTCTACACTTTTTGGATTGAACGACGTTTCTACAGTTTACTTTATTCAAGCTGTAGAAGGCGGAAAATATGAGATAAAGTTTGGCGACGGTTTATTTGGTAAGAAACCTATTAATGGTGCTTCTATCAACGTTGATTACATTGTAACAAATGGTTCAGACGGTAATGGTGTAGAGAATTTCGTATTATCAGACAATCTTGGACCTGGTAACGGCGGTGAGGCTACTGTTTCAGATATTACAGTTATCACTAGCTCTATACAAGGTGCAAATCAAGAAAGCATTGAGAATATAAGATTTAATGCTCCAAGATATTATGCTACACAACAAAGAGCAGTTTCTGTAGATGACTATTATTCATTAGTACGTGCTGAGTTTGGTGGTGCGGTAGATGACGTTATTATTTACGGCGGTCAAGATTTAGAACCAAAACTATATGGAAGAGTTATTGTATCTATTAAACCAACTGCATCAATAACTGCTTCATCTTTATTGAAAAATGATATTATCAATTATTTGCAAGATTACATAGCATTACCAAATAGAATTATAGTTACAGATCCTGAATATTTCTATATTGATGTTACTACAACTGTTCAGTTTAATTCTAAACTAACAACAAAATATTCTACTGAAATTAAGAGTATGATTCTAGATGGAATAATAAATTTCAGTAAAGATCATTTGGAAAAATTTGGCAATGATTTTAGATATAGTAGATTCGTTACTCATATTGATTCGTTAGATCAAAGTATAACTAGTAACGATACACGTGTTAAAATCGTTAAAAGATTAACTCCTAAATTACTATTTGCTACTTCTTTTGATATAAGATTTAATAATGGCGCCGAACAAGAAGGATATTATAATGGTGTCGCTTATCCTGACGAAAGAGTTTTAGGAAGCACATCGTTCTCATACGTAGACGAAGATGATAATATCTATCCTAATTGCTATTTGGAAGATGACGCTGTTGGAAATGTTATTGTTTATACTTATTTGAAAGGCGTAAGAACAGTTCTTAAAGCTGATATAGGAACTATCGATTATAACACTGGTATGGTAACAATATCAAATCTTAAGACTGCAGATTATGATGGGTATATAGAATTGTCTTTGACTACTAAGAATAAAGATATTATTGCATCAAAGAATGTTGTGCTTTTGATCGATCCAGTAGATGTTAATATAGAAATTATAGAAACAATAAAGTAAAATGGATTTAACAATAGAAAAAACAATCTCGAATTTTGTTCAAAATCAGTTCCCCCAATTCTACCAAGAAGAGGGTGAAAACTTCATTTTGTTCGTAAAGACTTACTTTGAGTGGATGGAACAAGAAGGCCAGCCAATTAAAGAAGCTAGAGAATTATTTGAATATAGAGATATTGACACTACCATTGAAAGATTTCTGGAGTATTTTCAGAAAAAATATCTTTACGGCATTCCGTTTAATATCATTGCTAATAAAAGATTTCTATTAAAACATATTCTAGACGTTTATCGTTCTAAAGGAACTATACAAGGTTATAAACTATTATTTAAATTGGTTTATAATGAAAACGTAGATATTTACTTACCAGGCCAAGATGTTTTAAGAGTTTCTGACGGTAAATGGGTTGAACCAAAATACCTAGAAGTAACTTGGAGTCCTGTATTAGAGGATCTGATTGGTAAAACAATATACGGCATTTCTTCTCATACTACAGCAGTAGTTGAAAGAATTGTAAAAGAACATTTCAACAAAAATGAAATATATGTTATGTATATTAACCATGTTGCTCCAAAAGGCGGAGACTTCATCGTTGCTGAAAAAATAGTTGATGAGAGATATAAAACAGATTCTAATTTGATTGGTCTATCCCCAACAATTCTAGGCTCTCTTGATAGATTAGATGTTTTCAACAGTGGAAATTCATTTAACGTTGGTGACATTTTAAAAATAGCATATAAAGATCCAGATACTAATGAAGTTGATTCGTTCGGCGATCAAGGATTAATAGTTGTTACATCCTTGTTTCGTGGTTATGGTTCTCTTAACTTTAATATTAAGAACGGTGGGTTTGGCTTTGCTGCTAATGCTGCTATCTTTTTATATAAAAATATATTAGATCAAACAGGTCAGGGCGCTAGTTTTAATATTAAATTGGCTGACGTAAAGTCTTTGACATATAATACTGATTTATTTCTAGATTATCAAGACCTTCAATTAAACGAAATTTATGGGTTCTACAAATACCCAAACGCTAATGCTTCTTCCACATTAGATGAGTGTTTTAGTTACGAAACTAATAGCTTCGGAAGAATTGCAGCCCTTACAAACGTTTTGGCTGGTAACGGATATATTGCGCCCGCAAACGTATTCGTTAGATCAACTTTTATGTCTAAAAATATTCCAGGTAAATTGACTTGGTATAATAGCAACGATTTTGTTAATGCGTATTCTAGTCAAGTATATGTCAATACTTCTTATATTTCTAGTAATGTAATTCTTATACCTAATGCTTTAAAACATTATGACGCTAATGCTTATGTTGATTATATTGTTCCAGCAGGTAATACAGCAATAACCGGATTGACAGCAAATACTAGATATTATGTAAAAACAACTAACTCAATTGGTATTACATTGAGCGCAACACAGGGCGGCGCTGAATTAAGTATTACTACTGCTGTTGCTGCTAATACTACAGAAAGACATTCTTTCATAACAAAGGCTTTGACAACAAGTTTTTATGCAAATACTACTTCAGTAAATAATTCAGCCTATTCTATTCTGTTAACAAATGCCAATACATATTTTTACCCAGACGATTACGTTTATTACCTAGTTCCTAGCGGAAATACAGGTATAATTGGTCTCACGCCAAATTCTTTTTATTACGTTGAAAGTTCTAATTCTACTGCAATAACATTAAGCGATACATTTACTGGTAACTCAGATCCTATTGAAATATCAACTAGTGTTATATTGGCTGGTGAAACTCATTACTTATTAAACGATACTTTACGTAACACTTATCCATACGTTAATGGATTTATAACATCAGTTTATGCTAATACTACATCGATTAATAATACTAGTTATGCGTTCAAAATAGCAAATGCTGATTTGTATTTTGCAGTCAACGATAGAGTATATTACGACGTTCCGGCTGGTAATACAGCCATAGCTAATCTATCAGCAAATTCTGTGCTTTATATTAAGACTACCAATTCATCAGCTATTACTTTAAGTAATTCAGCTGGTGGTCCGGTAATTCAAATATATACAGGGTCTTCTGTTGCTGCAGAAAAACATTTTATCAAAACAGCCAAATTCAGTAAATATTTTGCCAACGACGATATTATCTATCTTCAAGCAAATAGCTCAAATGCAAACACTTTAGAGTTGGCTGTTATCAGAAACATAATAAGCGATGTTTCAATACAATTGTATGGTTTCACAAATAATAGTTCTACTTCTAGTTCTTTGTATGGTAGATCTGTTGTTATTATGCCAGCGCAGTTTGACGATTCTGAATATTCTGGTAGAAATAAGACAACTGGTAATTCTGTTATTTTCAGTATTCTATCTTACACATATAGTACTTTAGATTACACTAATCTAGCTAATATTATGAAAAGACTAGATGGCACAATTAATGGCATAAATGATAATATTGAAGCTCTGAACTCTAGTGGTAATAATATCGTAGAAAAAGTTACTGCTATTAATTCCGGAAAGGGTTACGTTGAGGGTGAATCTGTTCATGCTTATCGTTATGGAATTCTACAAGTCCCAACAGTTGTTAAAGCTGGTAGAGGATATGTTAACGGTGATACCATTGTTTTCACTGGAGGCGTTACAGAAAACCCAGCAAGAGGTTCTATTCTAACAAATTCTCAAGGCAATGTTGTTTCAGTTAATACTTCTGAAGGCGCTTGGTATGGCGGCGTTGGTTATAATTCACTACCTGAAATGACAATCAGATCCGTGAACAGTGCAGCAAACGGCGCTATTCTATCTACCAAATATATACCATTCGACACAGCTAATGAAATTAGAGGACTAGTAAGAAAAGGTGGTATTGGTAGAGGTATTGGTTATTGGGCTACAACTGACAGTCTTTTGAATTCTGATAAAGTCATCCAAGATAGCTATTTTTATCAAGATTATTCTTATGAAATAAGAACTGGTTTAAGTTTAGAAACATATAAAGATATTTTCTATTCAACATTCCATACAGCTGGATCTGCTCTATTCGGAAGATATGAGCTTCAGCCGTTTGTTCTACCCAGCGCAATAGAACTGAATTATGACGCTGTTGCAAATACTTCTTGGCCTCTTTATATAACCTGTGATATTTTAGATCACAGGGTCAGCGCTGATGTTTATTACGAGGAACTACCAAACGGCACTACTTTACCAGGTGTAATTTTGACCGTGGACCAATATGTGTTCGCTAACAATTATTTTGGGGCTGATATAAATACAACATATTCAGACAACAGAACAATAACTTCCGATAGAATATCAGAAGATTTACCATCTTAATTTAGTCATAGGGGATTTAAATTGGCAAGACAAGTAGTTAACGTGGGAAGTAGCCCAAATGATGGAACTGGCACTCCACTTAGAGATGCTATGGTTATCATCAATGATAACTTTTTAGAACTTTATACCAATCCGGTTGTTAATACAGCGATCACAGTCGGTAACTCTTCAGTAAACGTTTTTGTGAACTCTACCTCTTTGGCATTCGGTAATAACGGTTCTACGATCCGTGTCGGTACTACAGCAGTTAACGCTGTGGCTAATACCACTGGGTTTTGGGCCAATGGTGGAACTGTATCAGCCAATACTGTAAAGTGTATCTCAAACACCATTAATGTTGGTACATACACCGCCGCTGCAAACGGTTATACATATCTTCCGAATGGGTTTAAAATGAACTATGGATATGTGTTTGCTAATGATAGCGTAGGAAATGCTACATTTTCTTCTGCGTTTGCTACTGCCTGTTACGTAGTGACAGCAACATCTAATACTATTGGAGCTACATATAGTGCAGCTGTAACACTAACAAATACATCAGTAGCAGTAATTAGAACATCAAACACAACAGCTATTAACGTATATTACGTAGCAATAGGAAGATAAGGTATTTAAATGTCTGGAGTATTACAACCTTTTTATAGAAAGGCTCTAATAGATGAAATGCTTGATAATGTTAAATCAAACACTTCATATTATTACGCTGTCGCTTCTAATCCTATAGAAAGAGTTGGACCGCTTTCTAACACTACTGCTGACGATTATAACACCCAATTTGAATCAGATTGGTTAATGTTGTTTGGTAAAAAATTAATAATATCAAATTTTGCACCTTTGGTGGACAATAATATTTGGGCCAATGGTTATGTTTATAGAATGTATGATAACAACGATGCAGATCTATACTCAAATAATAAATTTTATGTAATATCGCCTCCAGATTATACTGGCGGGACTTATGACATTTATAAATGTATCGATAATGCTAACAATTCCCCTTCTACTGTAAAACCTTCTATACCACAAGTAACTTCTTTCGAAACATCTGATGGATATGTTTGGAAATACATCACCTCTGTTCCATATAGAGTTTATAAGATGTTTTCTACAAACGATTATGCTCCAGTATATGCAAATAGTGTAACTTCTTTATATGCTAATGTTTACTGTGGTGTAGAAAAAGTAGCTATATCAAACGCTGGTTCTGGATATTCCACTTATCATGATGGAATCATTCTTTCTGCCAATAGTACTGTTGTTCAGGTTGGTAACACTGCAAGTAATGCTTCTGGGTTTTATACTAATAGTGCAATTTATATCTATAACACTACAGCAACTACTTCTCAGATATTCCAGATTTCAAACTATGTTTCTAATAGCGTAGGTAAATGGGTATATTTAGAAGGCGAGGCTAATACAACAAATATCGTTCCAGAAGCAACACAATATAAAATTTCCCCAAGAGTTGTGTTTGTTACTGATGGAGGCACACAACCTTCCGCTTATAGTTTAGTAAATACTTCCACTAATTCTATCAGCGATATTGTAATGCTTGATATTGGCGCTGATGTTTCTTGGGCTAATGTATATATTACATCTTCTGTTGGTTCTGGTGTTAATGTTTATGCTATTGTTCCTCCTCCAGGAGGACATGGTTCCGACCCAGTTTCAGAATTAAATGTAAAAGCATTAGGTATCAATTTTCATTTTGCTAATAGTGAGGTCAGCACTATTCCTGATAATATCTTGTATAACAAGGTTGGTATAATTAAAAATCCATATGGACTATATGCTAACGGTGCCAAAAGTAATGTTGCCTATACCTCTGCAACATTTAGTCAAACTTTAGAAGCAAATTTATTGAATCCTGTATTATTCACTGTTGGAGATAGAGTTTATGGAAACACTAGTAATGCTTATGGCATCGTAGCCTTTGCCAATACGTCAAGAATAAAGGTCGTAGGCGACAAAACTTTCACAAACGGGGAATATGTTTTATCTAGCGATTCTTCTATAAGCTCTGAGATAGACATTATTGATAATGGCTCTATTTACGCCAAAGACATAAAACCGTTATACGTCCAAGATATAAATAACGTAAATAGATCCAATTCTCAAACAGAATCTTTTAAGCTGGTTATTGAGATTTAATAACAGGAACTTATAATGCCATTAAAGACTGATTTTAACGTAGCTCCATATTACGACGATTATGATGTAGATAAGAATTATCATCGTATTATGTTTCGTCCTTCTGTTGCTGTTCAAGCGAGAGAATTGACACAACTACAGACTATTTTACAGAATCAGATTGAAACATTTGGTAGCTGGGCTTGGAGAAGCGGAGACGTCGTTAAAGGTTGTACTGTAACAGATCTTCCAAAAGTTCCTTATATTCGTCTCATGGATTTTGCTTCAAACGGTTCTGCTAATACAGCAACCCTAGATGTTACTGAATATATTAACGCTGTCGCAACTAGCGTAACAAGTAATTTGACCGCCAAGGTTCTTTATGCTAATGCTGGGTTTTCTACCAATTATCCAGACAATAATATCCTTTATATAAAGTATCTTGATACTGGCGAAGGCGGAGAGACTGTATTCTCTAATGGAGAACTGCTTACTTTCCATCAAGTCACACCTCAAGGTAATGTTTCTCTTGCTAATGTATATACTTGGGCAAACGTTCTTACTGACACATATACTTCTGGCGAGGCTCATGGTATTACTTGCAGTAATGGTATTATCTTTATTAATGGTTTCTTTATTAAAGTTCCTGAAGAAACTTTTGGCCTAGTCAACAACTTCAATACATACGCTTCTAATAACGTAGTTGGTTTCACTCTAGTGGAACAAATTGTTACTGAAACCCAAGATACTAGTCTGCTAGACAACGCTCTTGGTTATCCTAATGAAAATGCGCCTGGAGCTCATAGATTAAAACTGGTTCCAAAACTAGTTTCTCTATCACAAGAACAAGCATCATTAACTGAAGATTTTAACCCTATTGCTTTCTACAATTATGGATCTTTGGTTGCCAAAGTAAATCCATCAGTCAATGTTTATTCTATTGTTGGTGATATTCTAGCTACTAGAACATATGAAGAATCTGGTAATTATATCGTTAAGAACTTCACAGTTGATACTTTGACGTCAGTGTTGGGTAACGAGATCACTCCTTCAAGTTCTAATAACGTTATAGCCAGAGTAAGCCCTGGTATTGGATACGCTCAGGGTAACAGAGTTGAGCTATTAAAATCTGCTCATATTAATATGCGCCGTGGTGTTGACACCACCGTTAACAAATCGCAGATAATCAGTTTCAATTATGGTAGCTTCTTTGCTCTTAAAGAAGTTGCAGGAACATTTTTAACAGACAAAGCACAGACAGTAAAACTATATTCTGCGGCTCAACAAGCTGTCACAAACAGAACCTATTCTTCAGTATCACCAGCTGGAACATACATTGGGACAGCTAAAGCTAGATGTTTCACATATAATGCAGGCGTTGTTGGTTCTGCTTCTGCAGAATATTTGTTACATGTATTTGATGTTCAGCTATTGAGCGGATACAGCATCAATCAGATCAAATCAATATATTACGATGGAACTAATAAGGCTGTTGGCGACGTTGTCTCTAATGGCACTGTTGATTCTCAGAATAAGATGCAACTTTATAGTTTCGGCGTTCCTGGTATTAAGAACCTAAGAGACGCTGGAAATATTATCAACACTGATTACACATATAGAACCACAAACTCTTCATGTCAAATGTTGAGTACTGGTCTGATTGTTGTTAGAGCTCCTGGTTCTCAGGCTGGTGGTTCTGACATATTAACATACGGTTCAAGTACAACTCTATCCGATTCTTCTGCTTCTGAAATTGTTGTTACATTCTCAGCTAATGCAGATTCTTCTGCGCTGACTGGTAATGTAACAGTATATAATACCTCAACAAACGTTGTTGGTTCTAGCACTACCTTTACTACAAACTTCAAGCCAGGAGATAATATTAGAGTTGGTGCCAGTGATGTAAGAACTGTAACAAGTGTAACTAATGCTACATTCCTTAACGTTGATGCTGCATTCAGTGCAAATGCTGCTGGTCAAACTTATTACAAGAGATATCCAAAGGGCAAAGTTCTTCAGATTGCAAGATCAACTGTTGGTCCAAACGCATACGTTACTGTAACAAATACAACTTCGTTCAACGTTTACTCAGGCGAATTCCCAAGCGCTACAGTAGGTGTAGAAGTTTCATTTAATATGCAGAGAACTGTTGCTAACCCAGCTTCAAAGGCCATACGTAAAAATAGATACGTAAAGATAAACACTGCAACAAATCCAAAGGGGCCATGGTGCCTTGGATACAGTGACGTTCATAGAGTTCGTAAAATTTACGGTTCAGCAACTACTAGCTTTACAAACGCTAATGGTATCATTGCTGTAGATCTAACATCCAATTTCAGTTATGATACAGGTCAGCAAGACACTCATTACGGTCTAGCTTATATTTACGCTAAATCTAGTTATAGTCAGTCTAGCTACCCATATCTATTGGTCGAACTTGATTATTTTGCTGCTAGCACTTCAGCTGGCGTTGGATTCTTCACTGTTGAATCTTATCCCGTTGACGATGCTAATACAGCTAATACAAGCGCCATCCAAACTAAAGACATTCCGCTTTATGTGGCTTCTACTGGTTCTAGAATTTATCTAAGAGATGTTGTAGATTTTAGAACACCATGTGTCATTACAGCTAACGATACTGGTATTATCACAAACCTATCAAACGCTGCATTGATTAATGCTGCGGTTTCTTATGCAACTTTAAATCCTTCTTCAACAGTTTCTCTTAATATACCAATTGATGGGTTGAATTTCCCAACATATGGTAAGAATCTAGAAGCTGACTATACCATGTATTTGCCAAGAAAGGATCTGTTGCTAATTACGCCAGAAAACACTTTGAAGGTGAAAGAAGGTGTTTCAAGCATTAGCCCGCAGACTCCATTGTATCCAGAAAATGCAATGGCTTTGGCAGTGCTAAATGTTCCTGCATATCCTTCTCTTTCTGGCGATCAGATAGACGAATTCCAGACAATTAACCAGAATGCTGTCAATCTAATTAGAGACACTTCTACTACTATAACCAGTAGCCTTGTAACTAACCGCAGATATACCATGAAGGATATTGGCACTCTAGATAACAGAATTACAAATCTAGAGTATTATGCACAGCTTTCTCTACTAGAAAAAAAGGCCAAGGATCTAACTGTAACAGATAGTTATGGTCTTGATAGATTCAAAAATGGTATCTTCGTTGATCCTTTTACCGATTTTGGTCTAAGTGATGTATCTAATCCTGAATTTGCTATTGCAATTGATTCTGATATTGGTGTAGCAAGACCAAGAATCACAAGAGAAATTGTTAATATTCGTTTCAATTCTGCAGCTTCTTCAAATGTTGTTCAAACTGGTAGATTGATAACACTTCAGTATGATTCTGTGTCATTCATATCACAAAGATTTGCAACCAAATATCGTTCTTCTGCATTAGTTGCATACGCTTGGAACGGTCAGGCGCAATTAATACCTTCATATGATAATAACATTGACATCAACCAAACAGCGTCAGTTAATATGACAGTTGATATGACTGCACCATGGAAAGAATTCGCTGCAAGTCCTTTCGGCACTCAATGGGGTGCTTGGAGAACTAGAACAGACGTTTCTAGAACCACGGTAATCACAGGAACTGCATCAAGTCTAGTTTATGATGCTTGGGGTAGATTAGTAAGTTCGACACCAATTATTGGACCATCAACAACTACTACTTCTTGGAGTACAGGAGACACTCAAACAGTTCAAAGCTCAGTTGCAGCAACAGCGCAACAAAGTTTGACCGAAGCACAAAGAGTTTCAGGAACAATAGGTTTGACTGCCGCAAGTAATACTACTACTGTCACCACAACAGTTGATGCAACTAGAAATCGTTTGCTACAGTTTATAGCTGGTGGCGTAAACTTGTCTAACCTCTTGTCGTTGCTTTGATAAATAACTATAAATAATGATTATTAGGAGAAATTTAAATTGGCAGCAGTAAATACAACAGCTACTACAACAACAGTAACTAATACCAGAGATGGTACTCAGATTACTGTTACGCCTCAGACTGATCTTCAACAGGTAGGTAATTTTGCTACTTCTGTTTCCAATCAACCATTTATCGCCAATAGAATTGTTTCATTCGTCGCATACAATATGCGCCCTAATCAGAGATTGCATTTTTTCTTTGATAGTATTAAGGTTGATCAATATTGTGCGCCAGCGCTCAGACTTCTTGGCAGCAATACATATAGCATACCTCTAAATGCTGCAGATTATACAATTGTACCAAAGGGCGGTAATTGGGGAGATGCAATCTATTCTGATAAATGGGGTAGAGTAGCAGGACAGTTCAATATTCCTGCCGGTAAATTCAAAACAGGCGATAGAGCATTTCAGATTGCAGACGTCGATAGTTTGGCTTTAGGTAGTGATGCTCTTACAACTTTGGCTTCTGCTGTATTTACTGCTTCTAATTTGAGCGTAACTAAACAAGCAGTTACTTTGACTACAGTAACTCCGGATTTAGGTTTCGTTCCCGTAAATCAAACTGTAATTCAGAGTAACACAGTAACATCACAAACTAATATTCTAGATGTCGTTACTATTCTGCCTCCTCCGCCACCTCCACCTCCTCCAATTTGGTTGTTCTTTTTAGAACCGTTAGCGCAGGCGTTGACAATTAATACTCCAAATGGAGAAGCAGGAATATACGCCACAGCTCTAAGACTTTTCTTCAAACAAAAATCTCAAGTTAAAGAAAACGGTGTTACTGTCTATTTGTGCGAAACTGAAAACGGTTATCCTAACGGTGATGTTATATTGCCATTTTCCAAAGTTCATAAAAGTTACGATGAAATAAACATTAGCGCAGATGCTACAAATCCGACTACATTTACTTTTCAATCTCCAGTTTTTTTGATGAATGGCAAAACATATGCTTTCGTGGTAAGACCTGACGCAAACGACCCAGATTATCATGTATGGACTTGTAATCTCGGAGACGTTGATATTGAAACTGGTTATCAAGTGTACAGTCAGCCCGTAGTGGGGACAGCTTTTTATGGCGCCACCGAAAAACAATGGACTGCTCTTCAGGAAGAATACGTAAAGTTCAATTTATATAGAGCAAATTTTAAGACCAATGAAGGTCAGGCTGTATTCTACAACAGTAATAACGAATATGTTTCGGTATATAACGTAGGTTACGTCAATACTAGTGCAAGTATCATTTCCGGAGATGTCGTATTCAAATCAACAAATTCAACATCAAATGCTACTGGTGGAACGGTCAATACTAGTGTTTATGCTACAATCAATTATTATGATGCTGTTAAGAACATTCTATATTGCGATTCTTCTACTGGTAATTTTAGTGGTAACTCTTATGTTCAGATTCATAGATTTAGTAACACAACGATTTCAAGCCCAAATAACACAACTCTGATTGCATACGCTAATAGTGGCACATTATATAATCCAGTAGTAGACGCTGTTGTTCCTCAGTTAGCATTTATTACCCCTGCAGGAACAACTATGGACCTTTATTATAGAGGCACAAGTAATTCATACTCAGTAGACACTGTAGATAACAGAGTAACTCCTGGTTATGAATCTGAATTCTACGACAGAGAAAGAATAGTTGCTAGTAGATCAAACGAAATTACTAGCATGAGTGGCGCTAAATCGTTCACTTATAAAGCTAGAATGGTCAGTGATAGTGCTTTCCTTTCTCCTGCTATTGACACTGTCAGAGATCAGCAGCTAGTAATTAAGAATGAAATTGATCCGGTCAATTTCCAATACGACGAATTCTTTAATTCTGGCGATGCGAAATCAAAATATGTATCAAAGGTTGTCAGCCTTGCTGCAGGTCAAGATGCAGAGGACATTCAAGTTGTTCTAACTGCGTTCAGACCAGTTGGTTCAGAAGTAGAAGTTTGGGTCAAGTTTCTTAATGGTGAAGATCCTGAACCAATTTCGCAGAAAACATGGACTCCTTTGATCAATAGTTCTTTGGAATATTATTCAGATCCAAGTAATCCAAACGATTTCAAGGAATATACATTTACTACATCTTCAAATTATCCTGCTCTTAAACTAACAGGATCAGTTACTTGTAACACTGCATGTACCACAGTCACAGGAACAAGCACTCTATTCAATACAGAATTGAGTCCTGGTTGGTATATGTATTCTATACCAAACGATACAGCAGTTACTACAATTTACAGCAGAAAAGTTATTAGTATTGCAAGTAACACTAGCTTGACTCTAGAGTCCGCTCCTAGTGCTAATGCTACTGCACAGACAGCTTATTTGGCCTTCCCACCAACTACAGCTTTCATGTCAAGACAAAATGTTACCCAGGTAACAGGTAACGTAACGGTTTCAACAACCAATAATGCTATTATTGGTAGCGGCACAACTTTCGTAACAGATTTCAGACCTGGTAATATTGTTCAAGTTGCTAATGATTCGCAAATAGTTGTTTCTATTTCTAATAATACGTATTTGTCTGTAGGAACTCCATGGAGCTCTAATGCATCCGGAGCTAATGTTTATCTAGAAACTCCTCTGGGTGTCACTTATTCAAGCGCTGATGGTAAGACATATACTACATTCAAACAATTTCAAATCAAAATCATTCTTAAATCAAATGATAGCTCAAAAGTGCCTATTATTGATGATTTAAGAGCCATAGCGTTACAGATGTAAAAAATGGAAAATAAATATTATAAAACAGATTTCGAAGGAATCGTTAAAGACCCAACCAGCGGGGCTATACTTAATGTCGATAATCGAAAACTTTCTGCATATAAAAAACAAAAACAGATGATTATGGATGGTATGAAGAACTCAGAAAGAATTCAAAAGGTGGAACAAGATTTAGAAGAGATAAAGAATATGCTCGGCCAACTCTTAAAAAGAAGTTAATAAATGACAGTAAATATTTCCAATGTAGGAACAAATAACACTTTTGATTTCTGGCGTAATAGAACCAATGAACTGGCTTACACTTTCTCAGTGTTGGCCGTTACAGCCAATGGTTCTAACGCAGCGGTAGGTAATGCCGCTATCACTGGTAAGTTCACTGCTGATTCGTTGGTCATTAATACCACAGCACATGTTAATAATTCTTTACTTATTGGCAATAATACTGTTGATATTTACAATTTTACATATGTTAACACTTCGGCGATTTCTATTGGTAATTCTACAGTAAATTCTTATTTGGACTCTGAATCTCTAAACACTTATGCTGTTTATGTCGGTTCTAATGTCGTTGTTAATACCAACCAACTATACATAACTCATACTGGTGCCGCCACAACCAATCTAATAGCTAACAGCACTACATTACTTTTCAGATCTAATACTACTGTCAATACATTAGCGAATTCTACTCAATTACAAATCACAAATGGTGCTGCACTAGCTGTATTGAATTTTAATTCGCTTTCTATTGGTAATTCTTTAGTAAATAGCACTTCTATTTCAATGGTCGGTTCTAACAGTCTTTTTGCTAATACACAGGCTGTGACCGTTGGTGCAAACGTATTCATGAATACGTCAACAATAGTTATAGGTAATACAACAACAAATGTATTATCTAATTCTAGTTCAATTCTTGTTGGTAATACAACCATAAACACCTTTGCTAACTCTTCATTAGTTAAGGTTGCCAATTCTACTATTTCAGCTAATATCACCCCCGTAAGTTTTGCTGTAGGTACTTCCCTAGTAAACAGCACAATCATTACTACTGGTGCTGGTGGTTTGATTGCTAATACAACTGCTATTACCGTTGGTTCAAACGTTGTAGCAAATACTTCTCAGTTCTATGTTGCAGTTGCTACTTCAAATGTTGTGGTAAACGCTATAGCTGTTGATGTTGGTAACAGCACTGTTAATGCACTATCTAATGCAACCCTAATCAGAATTGCTAATTCTACTGGTTCAGCTAACCTAAATCCAATCAGTTTAACTATTGGAACTTCTCTGGTCAATAGCACCATTATTACTACTGGAGCTAACGGCATAACTGCTAACACCAGCGCAGTAAAAGTAGCAGCAAATATACAAATTAACACATCTTCTTACTTCGTTGGTAACGCCAGCGTTTATTCTGATCAGAGCATCAATCGATTCACTATCGCTAATAACTCAGGATCCGCTAATCTAGATCCAATTGGTTTGATAGTCGGAACCTCGGTTGTAAATAGCACTGTGATTACTACTGGAGCTAATGGTATAACTGCCAATACTAGCGCCGTTAAAATAGCTGCAAATATCCAGATTAACACATCTTCATATTTTGTCGGCAATACAACTGCAAATTCTAATCTAGATACAAACCGTCTTACTGTAGCAAATAGTTCTGGTACAGCCAACCTAGACCCAATTAGCTTGACTGTTGGTTCATCGCTAGTAAACAGCACTGTTATTACCACAGGTTCTAACAGTTTTATTGCTAATACTAGCATGGTTAAAGTGGCTGCTAATATACAGATTAATACTTCTTCATATTTTGTTGGTAATACTACAGTTTATTCTGTTCAGAGCATTAATCGCCTTATTATGGCAAACAACTCTGGTTCTGCTAATCTAGACCCAATCAGCCTAACAGTTGGCACTTCAATAGTCAATAGCACTGTTATTACTACTGGCGCTGGTGGGTTTACTGCTAATACAACAGCCTTACAGGTTACATCAGCTACAATCGTAAATACTACTGGTTTCTGGACAACAGGAACAGTTAATGCTTCTGCACACACTGTCGGAACTAGCACAATTGCTAATTCTAGCGGGGTTTATACAGGTATTGTTAATGCTACTAGCGTTAATGCAGCAAGTCATACAGTTGGTACATCAACAATTGCTAATTCCAGCGGTCTGTATGCGACAACTGCTAATGCTGCTTCGTTTACCGTAGGTACTAGTACTATTGCTAACGTTACTGGTGTTTATACTTCAACGGTCAATGCTGCAAGCCACACAGTCGGAACTTCTACAATAGCCAACTCTACTGGTGTTTACACTGGAGTTGTCAATGGTTCTTCTATCACTGTCGGAACTTCTAGCATCGTTAATGCTACTGGCGTTTATACTACTACAGTAAACGCTGCTAGTCACACAGTTGGTACTTCTACTGTTGCCAATTCGACTGGTGTATATACTGGTGTTGTTAACGGTTCTTCTGTTACTGTGGGTTCTTCTTTTGTCGCTAACGCCACTACCATAAATCACACTGGTGTTATGACCATTGGTGGAAATGCTCAATTCAACGGCACTTATGCTAATGTGGCTGGTAAACTGAACGTTCTTGGAGATCTACAAGTTTCTGGTAATCTAACATATACTGGTATATCTTCTGCCGACGTTGTCCCAGCGACAAACGACACTTATACTCTAGGTAACACATCAAACAAATGGGCTTTGCTTTGGGTTACTAACGCAAACGTGACTCAGAGCGCCATTTTTGGTAATACAATAAGTGTTGGCGGTTCTTCAGTTGTTAATTCTTCCGGCGCTTATGTCACAACTATTAACGCTGCAAGTCATACCGTTGGCACTTCAACAATAGCAAATTCAACTGGTGTTTATACTGGCGTAATTAACGCTACATCGTTGAATATTGGAACATCGTTCACTGCCAATTCTAGCGGCATAAACACTGCTTCGATTGATGTATTGACTGATATTTTCATTGGCACTGCTACAGCTAATTTGGTTGCGAATTCTTCAACTATTAAGATTTCCAATTCAACTGTAAATCTATCTATAACTACTCCAAATTCAGCAGCTATCGCTTCCGGTCAGTATTTCTTAAACGCAAATGGCGTTTGGAGCATTATTGCATCAGCGACCACAAATGCATCAATTACTACTACCGGTACAACCGCCCAGGAAATTGATGCTTATTCAATGGTTAGTTATCCAGCAGCTGAATATATTATCAGCGTTGTCGACAATGTCGCTAACAACCGTTACATGTCAAAGATCCTTACAACTCACGACCGTGGTGCAGGATATATGACAGAATTTGCTACAATCACAACAAACACAAACGTAGGAACTTTCTCTTTCTCTGCTCCAAACGTGTCTCACGTTTCATTGAAATTTACTCCAGTTTCTTCTAATACCACAGTTAAATACGTTAGGACAATTGTAGGATAATGGCAACAAAAGCTAATCTAGTAATAGATCAAGGAACCACTTTTTCGGTTGAATTAGATTTAAGCGACGACACTGGAGACGTCCTAAATCTTGACGGATTTACGGCTAACGCTCAGATGAGAAAATGGTATACTTCTTCTAATTCTACTGCATTTACCACGTCGATAAATACTAACTCGGGCCAAATCATTTTGACCCTATCAGCTAATCAGACTAATTTGTTAACTGCTGGAAGATATGTTTACGATGTGGAATTAAGAGAAACATCTACTAACGCTATTTCTAGAGTAGTCGAAGGTATAGTGACGGTCACACCACAAGTTACGAGATAATAAATGGTAAATGTTGTTGTTTCGAGAAAAAGAAATGTAAAGGTTTCTACTAACGCCACAGCTGGCGTTATCGATACAACTATACCTGTGACGTTGAAGAACACTCCGATTATTTCTTCTGGTCTTGACACAATTGATGAGTTAAGGGATGTTGGTTTATCGCAAAGAACTGATGGATCCACACTGATCTACGATAATACAACAGACACCTATCAAGTTAAACATTTGGATTTTGGTAATATAGACGGTGATTTAGATGGTGGAGTTTTCTAAATTTATAAATATATAAAAATTTCAAGGAGCGCTATTTAAATGGCCAACAACAGAATTCAAATTAAAAGATCGGTGGCTAATGTTACAGTTAGCGGTCTTTCGAATGGTGAATTAGCGTTCACCCAAGCCTCTAACACCCTTCATATAGGTCTTCCAAACGGTTCAGGCGTTCTCAGAATTGGCGGCGCTCAGTACCCAGGCACCCTGACCAATAATCATGCGCTTGTAGCTAATACTTCTGGCGGCATCGATAAGGTTATCGTAGCTAATGCGGTCATTACATCGTTGGTGGCCAATGGGTCTCCAGGAGGCAATGGTCAGGTTCTTGTTACCAACGGATCGGCGATATATTGGGGTACAGGTACTTCTGGCGCTAATACACAGGTCCAGTTTAACGATTCAGGCGTTGCTAACGCTACTGCTGGTTTTACGTTCAATAAAGTTTCGAACACGTTATTTGTTGGCAATAACGTATACACTACAACAGTAAACGCAACAACAGTAAACGCAGCAACTCATTCTGTTGGAACAGCTCTAGTAGCTAATTCAACTGGTTTGTGGACAGACGCAGGTACAGTTAATGCTGCTGTTATCAGTGTTGGCACAAATGTTATTTCTAATTCCAGCGGTGTATTTGCCACAGGCGTAGTTAACGCTTCTTCTCATACTGTTGGCTCTGTATTCATTGCTAACTCAACCATTTTACAATCTAATGGCCTAGTAGTTAACTCTACTGGCGCATATGTAACTGGCGTTGTTAATTCAACTTCATTCAATGCTGGCGCTATTGGTACTGGTACAGGCGGCTCCGTACAAAATACAACCAATTTCTTTGTTGGTAACAACACCGTTAATACAGTTATCTCTTCTGCAGGGCTAAATGTTAACGGCGCAACTATAGCCAACAGCGCTGGTGTATTCGCTACTGGCACTATTAATGCGTTCTCTCATTCAGTAGGTACCAGCCTTGTTGGTAACTCAAGTGGTTTGTTTGTTACTGGAACAGTTAATGCTTCCCTTGTCAGCGTTGGTTCAAGTTTCACAGCCAACTCTTCAAAAGTCGTATTTACTGGCGCAAATATTGCCGCTACATCAGCTACTGCCGAATTCCTTAACGTCATTGTTCAAGGTAACACTACATTAGGTAATAGTTCTGTTGATGTTATCAATGTTGCTGCAAGAGTTACAGGCAATATCAATCCATCTGCTAACGTAACCTACAATCTAGGTACGAATGCTCTAAGATGGAACGAAATCCATTCATCAAATCTACATTCGACAACAGGTTACTTCGATGGTAACGTTGAAGTTGCTGGCGATATTATCGTTACTGGTAACCTTGTAACAACTAACGTATCATCTGTTATCGTTTCTGATCCAATGATCTATCTTGCTGGTAACAACTATACCAGCGATCTTTTGGATATCGGTTTTGCTGCTAACTACTTCGACGGTCTAAATCAAAGACATACTGGTCTATTCCGCGATGCTTCTGATGGTGGCATCTATAAGCTCTTCACTGGTTCGGTACAAGAGCTTTCAGGAAACAACGTTGTTAATACTGCAGCAAACGGCTTTACACTAGCAATTCTAGAAACTTTCCTAGAGTCTGGTGCTATTGTATCTAACAACACCACACTAACTATTACTGCAAACTCAACATGTAATGTTAACATCACTGCCAATACATTGGTTCTTTCTACTGCTCTCGCAGGTACAGAAGGTGGTACTGGTTATAAGACAACAATTAACCAGGCATTGCTAGTTGGTAACTCTTCAAACGGTTATGATAGATTGTCACTTGGAACTAGTGGATACGTTCTACAGTCAAATGGCAGTCATCTAGTATATGATTATCTAGATGGTGGTAGTTTCTAATAAACTGAGGATATATTATGGACGAAGAGAAAAAAGAACAAGTAGACCTCTATACAATACATTACATCCAGAAGCAAGAACAATTGCTTCTAGATTTCATGCGTAAGAACATCGATGCTGAAGTTAGAATTATTGCCCTCAACAACACAATCAATGAAGCTAATGCCCGTTATGAGGAATCTCAGAGACAGGTAGAGATTGGTAACGAGATGCTGCGTCAAGCAGCAGTTAGTATTGAGACTCTTACAGTGGAGAGAGATAAACTTCATGAAGAGTTAGAAAAAGTTAAATCTGATAGATCATCGTTACAGAATAATTATACTGCTCTTCAGCAGAAAAATCAAGAGATTATTTCCGAAAAAGATAAAATAGTTAAAGAAACTCAAGGCGAGATGCAGTTGAAATTAAATGATGCCGGAATCAGAATAAAACAATTAGAAGAAGAATTAGCATTGTGTAATTCTAGATCTGCAGAATTGAATTCTGAATATCGCAATCAGGTTGACCAACTAAATACTCTTTATGTTGAGAATCAAAAATTAAAAGGCGAAGAAGAAACTAAAAAGCCTAAAAAGAAAGAAACTCCGGCAACATTGCCAGATGAATTTTAATACACTCGGTATATACTGAGTTCCAGGAGAGCCTAGAATGGCAAATACAATTTTCAAACTGCGTCGATCATCAGTCGCAGGTAAAGTACCGAATACATCCACGCTGGCGATCGGCGAACTTGGTTTAAATCTTACAGATAGAAAACTGTTCTCTTCGGATGGTACCAATGTTTGGGAAACTGGCGCTAATCTAACTAACCTCAGCGTATCAAATACAGCCAACATTAATACCCTTTACGTTACAACTAACACATCCACATTTGGCACAACCATGTATGTGGTTGCCAATGGTAATGTTGGTATTGGTACTTCAACTCCAAGCTACCGACTAGACATTCAAGCGAATACAGGTAGCAATCATTATATTCAAGTTAAAAATAATGGAGCAGGTAGAGCAGGAATAGTTCTGAATGCCGGCGGAACTAGTGACGGTGGTGTAATATTTCAAAATCAGGGTGTCGGTACTGCATCAATATTATCACTACCCTATTCATCCAATGCTCCGTTGATTTTTTATGCCAACAATGGCACATCTATGGCGGAAATTGCTAGGTTTCTTAACGGTGGTAATTTTGGTATTGGTAACACTACTCCTGCACATAAACTAAGAGTTGAAGGCGCAACTTCTATTTCCGGAAACCTTAGTATTGAAACTTCTGGCGAACTAATTCTTGCTAATGGTGCTGGTATCTATTCCAACGGAACTCTTGGTGTTAATGGTCAGGTTCTTGCTACTAATGGTTCTTCTACATATTGGTTTACTCCAATTGGCGGCGTTCTTCCATTACAGCTACAATACACAGGCGATGGATCAACCACTTCATTCGCTGTAGCTGGTGGATACATCCCCAATTCTATTTCAGTTTTTCTTAATGGTGTGTTGCTTCGTAATGGTTCAGAAGTTACAGTAACATCAGGAACAAATTTTGTAATTTCTCCAGCACCTTCAAACGGCTCTTTGATAGATGTTATTGGTCCATCTAGATTATATTCTACAGGAGTTAATACTGTTGTTAATCAGCAGATCACAGCCAACGGAACTGCTAATTCTTTTGCTATATCTGGCGGTTATATACCAAATACTCTATTGGTGTTTTTAAACGGTGTTAAACAAGCGCCAAATACAGATGTTGCTATTACTTCAGGAGCTAACGTTGGATTCTATACCACTCCAAGCAATGGTAATATCATTGACATTTATGGTTATCAAACAACTGTTGGTCTTGGCGCTAATGCTATTACTGTTGGTTCTAATGTAACTATTGGCTCTGATAGTATCACAGTTGGTAATAGCACTGTTAATACTCAAATCACTGCTGGTAATATTGCTCTTAATGGTTCTACTTTATTAATTGGTAATTCAACATCAAATGTTGTTATTACAGGAACTACTCTTACTATTTCTAATAGTAGTTCTAATGTTTCTTTTGGAACTGGTCCTGCAAGCATTAATGCTATTGCTACTAATACTTTTACTATTGGTTCATCGTTATATGTTGTAGCTAATGGTAGCGTTGGTATAGCTTGTACAACACCATTAGCTGGATATAAATTCACAGTCAATGGTGGTAATATTCGTTTACAAAACGTAGATGGCTGGATCACAGGAAGTAATTCTATAACCTTGTATGGTGATACCTCTTCGAGTTATGGTTTAACTGTTAAAACTGATGGTAAAGTAGGTATTGGTACTAACTCCCCTGCTTTCAAATTCGATTTGAATGGTGGTAGAGCACAATTCGCACCATCTAGCGAAGCATATGCTATTGGATTGAGATATAATAGTTCTACTAATGGAATTTGGTTAGGTTCTCCAGCAGCTAACTCTTTTCAAATTTCTAATGTTGGTGGTGGATCTGTTTTTTATATTGATGGTAATGGTAACACTGGTATTGGTACTACTAATCCTCAATATGGAAAATTACAAGTAAACGGTAAGATATACGCAGGAGACACTATCCAATCTGGTAATAGCTTCATACTACAAGGTAATGGTATGGTTACTACAAACAGTAGTAACAATTTATTATTTGGTATTAATGAAATTGAACGTGGAAGAATTGATGCGTCCGGTAATTTCGGTATAAACACAATATCACCATCTAAAAAATTACATATTTTTGCTTCTGGTTCTGTTAGTGACGCACCACAACTTTTACTAGAAGGTGGAACAAACGGTTACGGCGCTGGCATCACATTTCAATCAAGAACATCATCTGGTGGCACTCTTGTTGAAATGGCAAGAGTTGTTGCTGATGGTGATAGTTCATGGAATACTACAGCATCAACTCAAGATGCTAGATTAAGTTTCTGGACTACACAAGACGGAACTGCTTATGAAAGAATGCGAATAACATCTGGCGGTAACGTAGGTATTGGCACATCTACTCCTGCTTATGGTAGATTAGAAGTTCATAATAACGGAACCAATTTTGTATTGGCAAGAAATAGCGCTGCTGGAGCGGGTATTTCTGGATTCGTTTGTCAAAATAGTGGCGATACACGTGGTATTCGTATTGATGGTGGGAACTTCCAAGTATATGATCATTCTGCTGGTGCTGTTCGTATGCAGATTGATGGATCAGGCCGTATTACTACTCCGTATCAGCCAGCGGGATCTGTATCATGGTCAGGAACTCTTACAAGAGGAAACATAATTCCTTTTGCTACAGTCAATCAAGAAAGATTTACACTTTGGAATACATCTACTTATAGACTCACTGCTCCTGTTGCTGGTTATTATCTATTTACTTGTATCGGAAGAACCGCTGGTACTGGTGGTTCAGATTTTAATATATCGTTATTACATAATGGTTCAACTGTTGTTGAGAGTTGGGCTTATGATACATCAGGTGGTAAAGCATTTGGCGCATCACTATCTCATATTAGGTATCTAGCGGCAAGCGATTATGTCCAATTTAATTTCAATCATGACAGTCCAAGCCCTGCTGCTTTGGCTGCTGCTTGGGCAAGTTACGCATTATTAGGTTAAAGGAGAAAATTATGAAATACACAGTTGAATACACAGAAACAGAAGATAAGGCAATGCAGTATGCAGCCGCTTCTGTTGATGATTGGATTCAGAATGCCGCTCACGAACGTGCTCGTATTGCTATTGACGAGATCGTTAAGGTTGCAGTTGAGAAGTTCCTAGAGGCTGGGCAGTCCATTCCTGGTTCAAAAGATGAAATCGTAGCCGCTGCTTTTGCTAACGGTTGGGTTAAGACAGCAGCACAGAGAAACGAAGAAGCACTAGCCGCTGTTCCAGTATCCAATACCTAAATATTTAAAAAACAATAAGGTTATTAAATGTCAACATTAACAAATGATCTAGCTAGACTCGCTACTAGTGCTAATGTATTGGTTTCGGCCATCACGGTCAATTCCAGTTCAATCACATCTGTTAATGTTGGTGGCGTTGCAATCAATTCATCTGGCCTTTCTGGACCAGTAACATTTAGTAACAACGTAACAATTACTGGTAACCTTACTGTTACCGGTTCGACAATGTATGTTAATACTACCGTGTTGGATGTTAAAGATCTAAACATTACTATTGCTAAAGGCGCAGCAAGCGCTGCTGCTGCCAACGGCGCAGGATTAACTATCGACGGCGCTTCAGCGACCATGCTGTATGATAGTTCCATTGATGATTTTGTTTTTAATAAAGGTGTTAAGTCAGTAGACCTTACAACCACCACCAACACTGCTACTATAGGAACAGCTGTTTATTCTGTCGCTAATGGTAACTTTGGTATTGGTACATCTACACCATTATATAGATTACATATTGGTAGTTATGTTAATTCTAACAGTCAAAACAAATTGGCTATTGGTGAATATGCTGGTTATCAAGGATTGATTTATTATAACTCTGGCGACGAAGGATTTACGCTTGAAAACACTTCTACGTATGCTGGCGGAAGTATAAATTTCAAAATAAATTCTACAGAACGTGTACGTATTGATTCTGCCGGCAGAGTTGGTATTGGAACATCCACACCAAACGATAAATTAACAATTTATGGTGCAAATACAGTATATTCTGACACAGTAAGTGGTGGCGCTTCTGGAACAAATTCTGATTGGGCTTACCACAAAGTTACTGTGGGTGGAACATATTCTGGATCGTTATATAATCTTATATATGGCGGCGGCATTGGATATACTTATTATTCGTCGAATAATGGTCAATATTGGGTTGGTACTTCACAAAATTCTCCTTTAATATTATACACCAATAACGCAGCACGCATGAGAATAACTTCTACGGGTTATATTGGTATTGGAACAACTTCTCCTTCGTACCCATTAGTTGTTTCTGACGCTGGCGCCAAAGGTATAGAGTTTATACCTAATGCTGAAGCGAATACTTCTCAAATTCTTTCTTATAATAGAAGCGGAGCTGTTTGGACGAACCTTAGATATGTTGCCGAAAAACATGAGTTTTATTTTAGAAACACTGAGATTTTTACTGCAAATAGTACCATATTATCTTTATCTGGTCTCCAAGGTATCAAATTCCAAGCATCACAATCTGCATCGTCTGACGCCAACACCCTTGATGATTATGAGGAAGGCACATGGACTCCTACTTATTTGGGTTCTACTAGTAATCCTACTGTTTCTTATAGCGAACAATTAGGTAGTTATATAAAAATAGGCAGATTGGTTGTTTGTTTCGTAAAAATAGTTAAATCATCAGCTTCTGGTGGTTCAGGAAGTTTAATGCTAGGTGGTCTTCCTTTTACAGCATCTTCGCCCGGATATGGTATGGCATCTAGAATTATGTCATGGAGTTGGCATCCCGCTTCTCCAGATTATAAAGCAGATCAATTGTATGTCAATCAAGGATCAACAACAGCAATGGTATGGGATGTGGCAACTAATACTATCACAGTAGCAACAATGGTTGCTGGTATTGGTACTATCATAACAGGAATGTTTAGTTATTATACATCAGCATAAACCTAATTAACTACGCTGGATTGGCGTAGTCGGACACAGAAAGGTAATTACAATGGCACTAACAGAAACAAAAGTAATTGATCAAATCACAGTCACCGAGAATGGCACCCTACTCGTTAGAGAGGCTACCAGAGTCCTTCGTGACGGCGAACAGATCGCTCAGACCTATCACCGTTGGTCTTTTGCTCCCGGTTCAGACATTTCAGAGATGCCTCAGAATGTTCAAGATATTGCTAATGTCGCCTGGACTCAAGAAGTTCTTGAAGCATACCAAGCATCCATGAACACACCACTAAATAATTAAAACATAGGAGTAAAACATGGCAATTGTATATGATTGGGTTGTTTCTCAGCTTGAATGCTACCCAGAAAAAGATAAAAAGACTGACGTTGTTTTCAACATTCATTGGAGATACACAGCCAAAGACGGCGACTATTATGCCGACGTTTATGGTTCTCAGGTTTTGAACGTTGACAGTTTGAAGAATTTTAAACCTTATGCTGATCTAACAAAAGACGACGTTGTTGCTTGGCTCGAGGCAGCTATAGGCGAAGAAAAGATTACAGAGTTTGAAACTTCATTGGCTTCTGCTATTGCTGGCCAGAAGAACCCACCTGTAGTAACACCACCACTTCCTTGGGCATAATAAATGGCACAAAATAGAGAATTAGGCGATCTAGGTCAGTTAATAACTGTTGATCCTTCTACCAATAATCTGTTGGTGTCTGGATCTATTACTGTTGGTAACTCGACAGTAAATGCATCATTGAATGCAACGTCTGTCTCTATTAATTCTACTACCACCAATACATTTACCATTGGCACTGCTGCTTATTCTGTTGCCAATGGTAATTTTGGTATCGGTAACACAGCGCCAACACAGAAGTTACATGTTCAAGGAACAGCTTTTGCTACTTCGGATTTCCGTGCTCCATTATTCTACGATTCCAACAATACAGCTTATTATGTAGACGCTGCGGGAACATCAAATCTAAACGGTCTGACTGTTGCTGGAACAATTAATGCTGCTTCTTATACTGTTGGGTCTGTTTTTACTGCTAATTCCTCTGGTCTAACGACAACTGCTAATGTTAGTATTGGCGCTGCTGGTGAATTGATAGTTTCTGCCGGCGCTGGCATCTATGCTAATGGTGGTCTAGGAACTGCTGGTCAAGTTTTACACTCTAACGGTTCTTCTATATATTGGGCGGCTGATGATAATTCAGGAGGTACAGTAACTTCTGTTGCAACTGGTAACGGTCTTACTGGTGGTACTATTTCGACAACAGGAACTGTTTCTGTTTTAGCAAACAGCGGTATAACAGCAAATACTAATGGTTTATTCGTAACACAAGGAACTGGATCAGTTGTAAACGCTACTGGCGTTCATGTTAATGCAACATATATTGGAACATTATCTGCTAATAATACTACCTACGTCAATGGTAAGACAGAAGGTAATCTGAACGTTAACAGTTCTCTTTATGCTAATGTGCTTTTAAGGATTGATGATAGAATTATCATAGCAAATGATTTTCCTTCACAAACTCTTCGTTTTGGATTTACTTCTTTTAATAACAATAATACTTCACCATGGGCCGACTTCCTTCATATGAGAAGTTATTCTGATTCTTCTGGGGGATCAGATAACCTTTTAATGTTTAATAAGTCTGCTATTGGTGTTCGTGTTTATCAAGCAGCATGGTCAAACTTAACAACAGGTAACACCTCTGCTTATAGCACATATAAAGATTTAGCATTTACTGATGCTTCAAACGCTTCCGGTACTTGGCCAACTGCTAACAATTCTTCTTATCTTGGAACATACGTATCTACTGATTACCCAAGAAAAGCAGAATCTGCTTCAGTCACAGGTGGATGGAACTTCTCTTCTGCCGCATTTGTTATGTCGCAGCATTATTATACTAATATGTATGATTCCACAAACACATATGTGCATTATTATCCATCCACAGGTAATGGCGCCAACAATTCTTTTGCTAATCTAAGAACATTCACAGGCGGCGGTGGAACAAAGGTCCTAAGATTTGGTGGCGATGGTAACCTAACTTGGGATGGTACTGGTCAGGCTTCTACCGATTGGCGTGCACCAATATTCTATGATTCAAATAACACAGCATATTATGTTGACCCATCATCAACCTCAAACTTTAATAATATAATGATTGAAGGTGGTGTGGCTAGTAACCAGTTAGCAGCATCTTACTCTCAAGCAGCCATCGAAGTTCGTGAATATAACTTTGGTGGCGCACAAACAGATTCTTGGTCATATGCACCACGTATTGGTTTCCATTGGGGCGGTCGTGTAGCATCACAGATTGCTATGAGTTCACTTGGTCAAATTAGTATCTTGAACAATCCTGGTAATGCATACGAATCATTCCAGTGCGGAAACCTTTGGGCTCCGATATTCTATGATAGTGGAAACAGCGCTTATTATTGTGATCCTGCTTCTTCGTCTGTATTCAATACTGCCACATTTGCTGGACTACATACCATCGATTCTAACGGTCTTATTGCTAGAACTGGTGGTGGTAACTATGGCGTAAGAATTTATCCAGGCGGTGGTTCAAGCGCTACAGCATCTATTCTACAATTTACCAATGGCGCACAGAACTCTCAATGGGGATCATTGTGGTTTGATGGAACTGCAGGCGGCGTTGGAACAGACTCGGCTGTTCCTTTCTATATTCGTAGTAATGGTTCTACCAGACTTACTATTGATTCTTCTGGTAATGCCAGCTTTAGTGGTAATCTATCTGTTACAGGTTCTGGTTCTAGAACACTTGTTGCCACTGTTACTGGTACCAATGTTGCTACTCTAAACTATACATCGCTATCTGGTTATCGTAGTTATGAAATTGAATTTGACAGTTTGGTTCCAATAACACAATCCAGAACGCTTTGTATGCAGCTACATGGTGGTGGTGCGTTCTTGACTGGTAACTACTATAATGCAGTCTTTACGTATTTTAACAACAACAGTTCTGGCGGTCATTCATCTTCGGGAACGTTCATATATATGACATATCCTGCTTATTTTATTACTGCTGCAACTGGTGGCACCGGTATGAGTGGAACATTTACAATATATAATACGAACAACACGAATACTAATAAAGCATACCAATACAATCTATGCGGTCCTACTTATACAACAGGTTATGCAGCAAGAGTTCAAGGCGGTGGATGGTATACAGGTTCTCAAGTAGCAATCACAGGTTTCCAGATATATTCTGATTCAGGCAATATATCTGGAACAGTAAGAATATACGGATATAACTAATGGCATTAAATTATAGATCAAGATTTGATACAGAAGCAGTAGTCAGACTTACTGACAATATGATTATTGGTCCAGAACACGAAGAAGAATGGGCTGAATATCAGGCATGGTTAGAAAAAGGCAACACGCCAGAAGATCCTGACCCATTACCAGAACCGTTACCAGAACCAACAGTTCAGGAAAAACTGCAGCGTGCTGGTCTGACTATTGATGAATTAAAACAAGCATTAGGATTATAATAAATAACCTAAAACATAAACTACGAGGATTAAAATGGCAGTATCATATACATGGAAAGTAACTGGACTAAAAACTACAACTGTTGCTAATACTTCTGATGTTGTCGTGCAGACATATTGGAAGAAAATAGGAACCGATGGCGATCTTGTTGGAGAATTTTCTGGAGCAACTCCATTTTCTTCTAATAATATGCCAGCTAATACTTCTTTCATTCCATTTTCAGATTTGACTGAAAATGACGTTCTTACTTGGATCAAAGCAGTGGTTGTTGACACTTATGAGAATCATGTAAACGAAGTAATTCAGAAACAGATTGACGAGAAAAAGAACCCAGTTGTGGATAACTCTCTACCTTGGGCTCCAGTAACAAATTCAACGCCTGTATCAAATACAGTAACTAGCAATAACTGAAGGGAATAACTTATGGATAAGAATATTAAACTTGAATTGACAATCGATCAACTAAATGTAATTATGCTTGGTCTTTCAAAGTTGCCATTAGAAACTGTTCTAGTAACTTTCACAGAGGTTCAGAAACAGGCAGACGCTCAATTGAGAGCTCCACGCCCAGATGGACCTTTGGCTGATAAAGTCATTAAATAATCTATTTCCAACATAGAGCGAGCAATCTAACCTTCGATATGACTAAATATTATAAAAACAACACCATAGGGGACAGGGAACCATGGCAGATAAAAATTTCGTCGTCAAGAATGGTCTAGAAACAGGCTCAAATACCACCTTACTAGGAACAGCAGTCACTGTTACCGCTACAGGTAATGTGGGTATCAATAATTCGGCTCCCACCCATCGTCTTTCTACTCTAGGGGATGTTTATCTCGGAAATACAACGATTGTTGGTTTCGCTAATACCAGCACTAGTGTTTCTGTCGGAACAACTTTTATCGCCAATACTACTGGTGCGTATCACACTGGCACTATGAACGCTGCTAGTCATACAGTTGGCACTTCTACTGTTGCTAACGCTACTGGCGTTTATACTGGTATCGTTAATGCTGCTAGTCATACTGTTGGAACTGCCTTTACTGCTAATGCTACTGTTGTTAATGCTGTTTCATATTATGTTGGCGCAACATTAATCGGTAATGCTACTGGACCTTATGGTAAAACAGAAGCTACTCTAAATGTTAACAGTGCTGTGCAGGCAACTAATGCTACTAACCTAAACAGCCAACCTGGTTCTTTTTACACCAATGCTACTAATATAACCACAGGCGTTCTTCCATACGCTCAAATACCAGCCAACGTTATTAATACTACTGCTGCATTTACAATATCTGGCGTTCATACATATAATGCTAACGTAGTGTTAGGTTCTGGTCTTTCTGCTAATGGTACTTACGGCACCGCTGGCCAAGTTCTTCACTCTAATGGTACAGCCACTTATTGGGCAGTCGACGACGTTAATGCAGGAACTGTAACATCTGTTGGTTCCGGAAACGGTCTAACTGGCGGCGCTATCACAAGTTCTGGAACATTGTCAGTTCTAGCTAATAATGGTATTACAGCCAATTCTACAGGTTTGTTTGTTACTCCAGGAACTGGTGCAGTTGTTAATGCCACTGGCGTTCATGTTAATGCAACATATATTGGAACGATTTCATCTAACAATACAACATTTGTTAATGGTAAGTCCGAAGGTAATCTTAACGTTAACAGCGCATTAATTGCTAATAACTCAACCAATTTAGGCGGTACAGCAGCTTCTTCTTACCAACTCAATTCAACATTAAACGCTAATATCGCTGCTTATCTTCCGGTTTATACTGGCGTAGTTAATGGTTCTTCGCATACAGTAGGAACATCTCTTGTTGCCAATGCCACTGGCGTTTATCATACAGGAACGATGAACGCTGCTAGTCATACAGTAGGAACCGCATTTACTGCCAATGCTACTGTTGTAAATGCAGTATCATATTACGTAGGAACGACCTTAATTGGTAATAGTACTGGACCATATGGTAAGGCTGAAGGAAATCTTAACGTCAATAATGCCACAACAGCTTATGGTAAGACTGAAGGAAATCTTAACGTCAACAGTGCAGCCACATTGGCTACTTCTAGAAACATTAATGGTTCCGCCTTCAATGGTTCTGCTGCTATTACAACTGCTACATGGGGTACGTCAAGAACTATTACTATCGGATCAACTGGTAAATCTGTTGATGGATCTGCTGCTGTTTCATGGACTCTTGGTGAGATCGGCGCTGCAGCAACAAATCAAACAATGTTTATTGGTACTACTTCACTGACAATTAATAGAACAACAGGGTCTCAAACTCTTACAGGCGTCTCGATTGATGGAAGCTCTGCAACATTCACTTCTACTTCGCAGAACTCACAATTTAATTCAATTGGTGTTGGTACTGCTGCTTCCGGAACTGCTGGCGAAATTAGAGCAAATAATAACATCACAGCTTATTATACTTCAGACGCCATCTTCAAAGAAAACGTAAAACCCATCGAAAACGCCCTTGAAAAGATTATGTTAGTCGACGGCGTTGAATTCGATTGGACCCAGGAATTCATGGACGCTCGTGGTGGTGAAGATGGATACTTTATCCGTAGACATGACGTCGGTGTTATTGCTCAAAACATTGAAAAGGTTTTGCCTGAAGTAGTTGCAACTAAAGACGACGGCACTAAAGCGGTTAAATATGATAGAATTGTTGCTTTGTTGATTGAAGCAATCAAAGAACAGCAGAAACAAATTGATGAATTGAAATTAAAAATAGGGATTTAATAAATGACTACTGGTTTACCAGGTTCTGGTGTTATTTCTTTTGCCAATATTTCTGTAGAAATTTTAAGATCTTCTACTTCGCAAAGATCTTTGAATGATGCTGATGTTCGAACATTATTAGGAGTTCCATCTGGGCAAATAAGTATTTCTACCGCTTATGGGAAAAGATGGGTTACACCTGGCAATAATTCGTTTAGTTATACCGGATCTACACAATATTTCTCTGTACCCAGATATGAAACTCTTACTGTTACAATAAATGCAGGGGGCGGTGGTGCAACTGGTTATTGTGGTAACGATGGATTTGCTTATGGATATTGTGGGGGGGCTGGAGCTTCTGGTGGCAATACAACTTTCTACAGTAGTAATAACGTAATTGCAAATGGTGGTACTGGCGGAGGAGGCGGTGGTCAAGATTATTGTCCACCAAGTGGTGCTGCTGGAGGAGGTTCTGGAGGAACAGTTACATCAGGAGGCGGCGCTGGCGGTGGTACTGGTTGTAATTCCGGAGGCGCTGGTGGCAAAGTTGTTAAAACATGGAATTGGAATGATGCCGATGCCCCAGGTTATGGAGCATCTATTGCTATAAGTATCGGCGCAGGTGGTGGCGGTGGTGGCGGTGGCGAAAACGCACCTGCGGCCAGTGGAGGAGGTAACGGTAGCGTCTATATTGAGTGGACTTAAATTATTATGTCTCAGTAAATTTGATCAAATCTTTTGGATCTTTGATTACAAATTTATATGGCCACTTTAAAGGTTCGCCTTCGATAACGTGGAAAGAAATTTCTGCTTGAGCTACCAATTCCCCTTTCAAGAAGTATTCCTGAATTGCAACAGTTCCCGTAGTTGGGTTGGTTTCGGTTCTGATGTTATAATCATCAAATTCTGGCAATTCAAAAGTTCTTGTCTTAGGCATTATTAACCCTCTTGTTGAAGCGATTTTATTTATTTATAAAGGAACATATGTTATGTTTAGTTTTTTTCACAGATCTTCTGTTGTGAATATTGATTGTTTTACTTCAAATAATGACGCATACAAATTTACGCCCATCGTAAAATCAAGCAAAGCCAAACCCGAATGGTATGATAAGGTAATAAAAACGCAACCATCTAACACCAAATGGCCTCAATATAAAGTTGATGAAAACGGTGGCATAAATTTTAATTGGCACATATCGCTAAGGTCTATAAAATCTTGTCCAGGTTTCCATGATCTATATAGTCGTGGTTTTATTTTAGAAAACTGGTGTGATTTAGCTGTTAATGTTCACGAAAAAGGGTTGTCCTTTCATTATTCCAACGGTACGCCTCCGATATTGCACAATAACGATCAGGTAAATCCTGGGTTTTTGAATCATTGGTTGTTAAAGCTGAATAGCCCATGGAAAATACAAACCAAAGAAGATATTCCTTTTGCTTGTTTCGGCGCTCAATGGTCTTTGGAAAATTTTGATTTTCATATTCTTCCTGGTATGGTAAATTTTCATTACCAAACAGGAAGTAATGCGTTTTTGGCGATAAACAAAAATAGATATGATCAATTCTGTTTATCAATGGGCACTCCATTGGTCCAATTTATACCGTTGACAGATAAAAAGATCAAAATACACAATCATATTGTTACTGAAGAAGAACTTAAAACAAAAACATATAATGTCACTGGAACTTCTATGGGATGGAGGAGAACTATTTCTCTTGTGAGGCGTAATGATAAGCGAGAGAAAAAATGTCCATTTGGTTTTGGAGATTGATATGCTTTATACATTTGGCGACAGTATGACATATGGTTGGAATTTTTATAAAGAATGTTCAGAAAAAGAACGCCAATCATTGACATGGCCTGGTATACTGTCGCAAAAACTTGATATGAAATTACAAAATTTATCATTTCCAGGCGCTAGTAATTGGCGTGCTGCGAGGATAATTCAATCATTACCATTAACCGAAGAAGATGTTGTCGTGGTCCAATGGTCCGGGTTTGACAGAATTGAAATGGGTGTTAATCCAACTTATGAATACAAATCTACAATGGACAAAGAAAACAAATACAAAATATTGGATGATACTACAGAAGATTATGGCGTTCGTACCAAAAATATGTGTAGAACTATTCTACCACACACAACCGACGAATATAGTAAGAAATTTATGTTTCATGTATACAATACTTTCTGGAACGAAAAATGGCATCATGAAATGTTTAAGGTGATGCTTACTAGTTCTTTGTACGCTTTACAAAAATCAAAATGTAAATTTATTATTTTTGATGGATGGATGGTTCATTGCGATAAGAATCTATTCGGCGACGTGTTACAATATATTGTTAGAGGGACAACTATAAATAGCGTTGTTAAAGAAATATGCGGATTGCCCCAAAGTTTAGAGTATCCCAGTTTCGAAGAACATAAAGTTATATCTGATATTATCTATGAAAATTTGGAAAAAATATATGTATAAAACAATTAATAAATAGAATAAAACAGATCCACCAAAGGGTAGGAAATAATGGTACCAACAACTAGAGCAGAATTTTCTGAATATTGCCTAAGAAAATTAGGTAAACCAGTCGTTGAAATCAACGTCGACGACGATCAGGTTTCAGATCGTATTGACGAAGCTCTAAGATATTATTGGGATTATCATTTTGATGGTTCTGAAAAGACCTATTATAAAAGACAAATAGACTCAACTGATATTGCCAACAAATATATTACTCTCCCAGAGAACATAATTGGAGCGGTAAATATCTTCCCTCTTGGTTCTGCGCTTGGTTTGAATAACCTATTCAATATCCGTTACCAGATTGCACTAAACGATCTTTACACTTTGACATCAGTTTCTATGGTGCCATATTATATGGCCATGAACCATGTTCAGTTCCTAGAACAGATGCTAGTTGGTCAGCAACCATTAAGATACAATAGACATATTAATAGACTTTACATTGACATGTCTTGGGATCAAGTTGCTGTTGGTAATTATCTAATCGTAGAAGCATATCAAATCGTAGACCCTGCAGTTTATTCTGATGCTTGGGGCGATCGTTGGTTGGGGCGTTACGCTTCTTGTCTTATTAAACAACAATGGGGTCAGAACCTTAAAAAGTTTGAAGGTATGAAAATGCCAGGTGGTCTTACATTTAATGGTCAGAAAATATACGATGAAGCCACTGCAGAGCGTGAAGCT